GAGAAAGACGAAAGAATTTCATTTTCTTTTAATACTAAAGTTGAATTTGAAGATGGAAAAGTAAATTGAATGAGGAATTAGATATGTATGGTGATCCTAAAAAAAATTGTTGTGTAAAAAATTGTACTACCAAAGCTGATTTAAAGGAACAGTCTAAATATTACTGTTGTGAGCATTACGCACAATTTATTTTAAAAATGTCATTAGAAGAAATTACAATTAAAAATAATGAGGAGTCAGGCAATAGTGCAGCTACCAAATAAAAAATACAATATTATTTATGCAGATCCAGCTTGGACATTTAATTTTTGGAGCAACAAGGCACAAAGAAAAGTTTCAGATCATTATGATCTAATGTCAGCAGAAGATATTTATAATATGCCAGTTAATGAAATTGCTGATGATAATTGTATGTTATTTATTTGGGTTACTTATCCTAATTTATTAGAGGGTTTAGAAACCATAAAAAGATGGGGATTTAAATACAAAACTTGTGGCTTTAGCTGGGTAAAGAAAAACAAAAAAGCTGACAGTTTATTTTGGGGTATGGGTTATTACACCAGATCCAATAATGAAATTTGCTTACTTGCCACAAAAGGTAAGCCAAAAAGAATATCATCTGGAGTCCACCAAGTAGTCATTGATAAGATCAGAGAACATAGTCGTAAGCCTGATTGTGTAAGGGATAGAATCGTACAGCTTTGTGGAGATTTACCAAGAATTGAACTTTTTGCCAGACAGAAAGTTGATGGATGGGATTGTTGGGGTAATGAAGTATGAAATATTTTGAAAAATTTGATAAAGACATAATAAATAGCCAAAATCTTAATTCCCATGAGAAGCTAATCTATGTTATTTGCAAATCCTTTGAATTTGCCCCAAATGGTTGCCGAATATCTCACAAATACTTATTGAGAAGAACTGGCATTAAAACCATTAGAACTTTAACTAAATGCTTGGACAGATTAACCTTGTTTGGCTTACTTGCTAGAAAACAAATAAACAATGGCACAAATCATTATGTATTTGAGAAGAATCAAATGCAGGAGTATATCCAACACAATCTAAATAAGCGAAGAAAAATTACATTAGCTAAAATTAAACAACAACAAAGTTATATACAGAATAATCAACAGAATGTTCACATACTTAAAAAAGGTAAATAATTGGGTGTATCAAAAACTCTATTTGGGAGTATCAAAAACGATACTTAATATAGAACTATATATATATATCTATAGGGTTCTTAATGACTAAATATGTTGATCCTAAGATAATTCAAAGAGAATTAAAGAAATTAGTTAAAAATACAAATTTCTACTACTCAAAAGCTAAACAAAGTAGAATTAAAGATAGAAAACAACATGATCTGAACAAAAAGACAAAACAACTAAAGAAATCCTTATCAAAGGATAGATTTAATCAATATTTAGACACAATTTATAAACCTAATGATAACAGCTAGATTAACAACAGAAGAATTAGATAGATTTTTAGGAATAGCATCATTTGTAGATGATAAATTACCAAAACCTAAAAAACCATTATGTGTAACTAATTTTCAGCTATTAGATGTATCACCTGATAAAGATACTTACAAAGATTCGGCAGCATCTCCTGCTAGACCAAGAATAGTTCCAACATCAAGACAATTATCAATTTATGATTTTATATTAATGTTGATGATGGATGTGAAATCAGAACAGAGAGAATTAATTTATCTTAGGCACTTTCCCTACCGGAGTTACCGGCAGCTCAAGAGATTTTACATCGGAGATAGCCATGAGAAGATTAGATATATGTACTACAGAGCTTTGGTTGAAGCTTGTGAGATAGCAAATAAAAATTTAAAAAAATATTTGTAAAATATTTGACAAGTTATCAAATAAATAAGAATAAATAACTATACTGAATTTAAGTGTTTTTTTATAAAATCTTTTTTTTAGTTTGAATCATATGATGGGGTAGCTTCCTTTCTTTCTTTCTCTCTCTCAAATAGCTACCCCTCTATGATTAATTATCTTTGTTCAATTGGCTTAAAGTCATGTAATTTAAGCTTATTTAACTTCTTCCTGTCTTTTAAAGCTGCATTAAATATTTCTTTATTGCGATAATATTTAACTACAGGAACTTTAAACATAACAATAGGAGTTGTTAAGTATTTAGTTTTTTTAAACATATTTCTCTCCTTTGATTCGTTAGAATCAGTTGATAACAGTATTAAACACTATCACTAACAAAATTACAACCACAAATATATAAGGAAAATGGCTAATAAAACTAAATATTCAAAGACAGTTATCTCAGAAATACTATCTGAACTAGCTCAAGGTAAATCTATCAGATCATGTCTTTCACCAATTAATAAATTACCAGAAAGACCATGTTGGGAAACATTTAGAACTTGGATGAGAGATACCAGTAAATATCCTAATTTAAGAGCTGAGTATGAGAATGCTAAAACAGATGGCATTGAGTATTTATTGTCTGATGCACAGGATCTATTAAATGAAAGTATTGCTAACAGTAAGTTAGTGGACAAAACAGATTTAGGTAAAACACACTTGATTAAAGCATTTGTTGATTTAAGTAAGTGGAAATCAGAACGAATTGCTCCCAAATATTATGCAAAAAGGGATGCAACTACACTTAATTTTGATAAAAATACACCTCTTGTTGTTAAGTGGGATAAATAAAAGTGTTGAAATCACAGAGTATTTCGTAATATTTTGTGAGTCCCAGATAAATCTAGCACAGAGAGTCTTATAGGCAACATTAAGGCAAAATTCTTTAGAATTATTCTAAAGTACAAAGATTTATTGGTCTAAGCTATACCAATTCTATACCTGGAACTTAAAAACATTAATACTCAAGGTAAAATAGCTAAAGCAACTGATTATGTATCAGTTTACAGATAAAACCTCAGGATTTGGGGGGTTTTGAACGAACCGATACCCCAAAGCCATATCTGGACATAAATATAAACTTAGGGGTAGTACACACAAACAAACAAGGAGAATACAATGGCTAGTAAATTTTTTAAGAAAAACTTTAAATCCATGAATGAAGAAGATAAAGAAAAGTGGAATAAAGAAAATACAGAATATTTTAACGAATATAGAAAAAAAATAATTGGGATGGCTGCTGGAGATAAAGAAATACAATTTCTTTTAAAATTAGCTGAAGAAGAAAAACCATAATAGGAATTTTATGTACGATTTTTTAGATGGCAACAAAGGTTATTCAGCTATCATATATGTAATGGAGTCTAGCAATAGTGTCGTAGTACACTTTGGAGGATTTAACGATATTTCAGAATGCAAGAAGTTTTCACATCACCTTATGGATGATTTAGGCATTGAAAGCTTACTTGTTCCTAGAGGTGTAACAGTACACTAATTAGGGGGTTTTGTTTTAAAATGGCAAACATAGTCATTCCATACAAGCCAAGAGAATTACAGAAATTTTTGCACAAGCAAATTGATAAGAACAGATTTAATGTTTTAGTATTACATCGTAGAGCTGGTAAGACAGTTATGACTATAAATCATATACTAAGAGCAGCTCTTACTAATCCCTTGCCTAACCCTAGATATGCCTTTCTAAGCCCCACATTTAAACAAGGAAAGGCAACAGCATGGGATTACATAAAACAGTATGCAGAAAAGATACCAGGCACTAAATTTAACGAAAGTGAACTTAGGTGCGATTTACCTAATGGTGCAAGGATAACAATTCTAGGTGCTGAGAACGATCAAAGTTTAAGGGGTATATTTTTAGATGGTTGTGTATTTGATGAAACACAATCAATTAAGCCTACAATCTTTCCAGAGGTCATAAGACCAGCTTTGGCAGACAGAAAAGGTTGGTGTGTATTCATTGGGACTCCGAAAGGACGCAACCAATTTTACGAATTATACCAACAAGCAAAAGAAAACAAAGATTGGTATGCTTGTGTATTTAAGGCAAGTGAAACTAAAATTTTAGATGATGACGAATTAAAGGCAGCAAAAGATGTCATGTCTAAGGATTTATACGACCAAGAGTTTGAGTGTAGTTTTCAAGCTGCAATTACAGGTTCTTATTATGGCCAAATAATAGAAGGCTTGGCAAAAGATGGTAGAATTACCGATGTACCTTACGATGATAACCTAGATGTAGAAACA